AACAGATCCACGGCATTTACCTTTGCCACCATGCACAAAGTGGGCATTTGCAAAGCGGGTCGTGGTTATTGTTTAGTCTTACCATAACCTTACGATTAGCGGTTCAAATATAACTCTTGGCCTTTTTTACTAAAAAAGAGCCACAAAAAATACGCATAATGCTTTTGACAGATGTGAGACTAACGTCAATCTATTTTACCCTTTCATGGGGTTATCAAACAAATAACGGACATCCCAATGATCATTGGCAACGCATAATCCACTCCGCTTATCATATCGAAAACCGGGTTTACATTTTGCGCCTTTCTTAGGATAATAGGCCTTATCCATATAAAACTTAGAACGTTTATTGCCACGGGTCTTCGACGTGCTGGTAAGACTACTGTCTACCCGTGACTTTTCTTCTTTCGCTTCTGCTATTTCAGCTTCAGCATCCATATCGTGCGCCATATGATGATCATATAGGAATAGAGAACCAGGAGGACCCATAACATTGATCCCTAACCTTTTCCATTCTCTCGCCCTGGCTAACTGCACGTTTCTTGCAAAACCAAAAACTGAATTTGCTAGCATTACCTTACTATATGCTTTAGATAAAGACATTGCAGTAGTAGCACCGCGAATTTTCCGGTGTACTCCTAAAGTAAGGACTGGTCTTTTTACAGCTCCATACACTTTGTAAGCTTTAGATCCAGTTACCGCTGTTCCTCCCCTGGCTAATGCACCGACGGGAAACACCGAGGCGCCTATAATAGCCCCATATTTTCCTGTCATATATCGCGAGTCCATTGTGTTCCCCGCTTGATTCGTGTCCATAGAAACATGGAACGATCGTGGCCCGAATACTATTTCTCTCGGTGTTGCCACTTATAATCCCACCATCAGAGTAATTGGCTCGTGAGTCGCTGTGCCTACTATGAATCCTAGTATGAACCATAGTTGCTCGCTTGTTGGTTTTATTTTTCTAACCATATTTACATCTCATAGGTGCCAAGACATTCGACCTCAAAACCGACGTATTGTCTTGTTGCTTGAATAGTACCTGATCCGAGTAAATCCGATAACTCGAACTTTAACAATCCAAGAGGTGCTTGGACTCTGAAAGATAGTGTTGACTGATATGTAGTCAACTGGAAGAAGTCTGCAGGCTGAGCCTTAACAGAATCTCCACTAATAGTTCGATCATACGGAGGGTTATCTTGTTCATCTAAAGTAATCTGAACATATTCATCTTCTGAAACATCTTGTTCTGGTATTCTAAAGAACGGTGAGTCGTTATTAATAAATTGTGTATCTCCTCCAGATGTTAGCGTAGAGTCATCTAAAGTTGTCTGTCTACGTTCATTATATGCTTTAATCATCCCAATATATGTATAAGGGCCAGGGGCTAAAGTGCTATGGCTACCAACCACATTTAGGAAAAATGGGTCTGCCGTATTAGCATCGCCTGATTCAACCTGCGCAAGTTGCGTATAATCCCATACTCCTCCCACAAATACTTCTCCAGCCTTGCCACCAGCAGTTAACGGGCCATCAAACCTTATATCTGTCATAGCATAAAGACGCTGAATTAGTGGTTGAGTGGTGGAGGGGGTTCCAATAGCCTCTCCAGGGTCATATTGTATATCGTACATATCAGAGTCTAAATTACAACGTAAATTTCGGGCGTACCTTCCGATGGATCCCTTCTTGACACCCGCTTCTTTTCTCAAATCTTCTCGAGTAAAATGTGCCATTCTTACCGAATTGCGGGTCTGCCAATTCAAAGGTGCAGTTTTTACTAGGCAACTGCCCAGTAATGACGGATTCTCAACGCTAGCAATACCTTTCTTTTCCGGAATCGTCACTGACACCATCAGATCGTACACAAGAGGTACTCCTTTATCTGAAACCTGTTTGTGATTCTTTCTATCAATCTTCGACAGCTCAGCAGCGGTGTCAAGATATACCGATTGTGTTTCGGAATTATTTGCTATACAGGCTACAAACTTGTTACTATCAGTCATATATGCCGGATTGGGCATTTACTAATAAAACATTCGTAAATTAGCCCAAAACCCACGATGCCCTAGCGAGTCAGCACCCCTTTGGGTGAAAAAATCAGAATTTTATTCATGCCTTCCTACGGGCGGCAGTGCCCCCACCAACAACCACCGTCCATAATTGTTATGGAGGGCTTCTCTGAAAGAAGCGGCGTAGTTTTAACTTCCAACCATACTTGTTACGGATTGGATCTATATAGTTCCCTGTAACTTCACTAAAAAAGGTGGGAAGCAGGGGTGCTTGAGGTTCACTCCCTGCCTCCGGACGCCCAGTTTGTACCGGCCTTCCTACGGTTTGGCTGTGTGCGCTAAATCCTTGGTGTCGGTGCTTCGCACATAAAGTTTCCTTGACTTGCCAAGATTGAACGCCCTCACTCCTAGACTTATCCCATACGAGTTTTCGAATGTCATGTCTAAGAGCTACTGTAAAGTGTTTACATACAACACAGGAATTATGATTTCCATTTTCCAAATCCATCTTTATTCCTCTCGTAGGATTGACAGACGAAGCAAAGCGATCGTCCTTTTCTGAAACCTTTGGTTTTCCTTTCGCATCTAGAACAGATCCACGGCATTTACCTTTGCCACCATGCACAAAGTGGGCATTTGCAAAGCGGGTCGTGGTTATTGTTTAGTCTTACCATAACCTTACGATTAGCGGTTCAAATATAACTCTTGGCCTTTTT